AGATTTATAGTCTTCTGGTTTGCATCTAAGCACGACCTGATTTCCTGCAACGATAATATAATAATTTTCAAGCGTTTCATTATCAATGTCTATATCGCCGACATAATGCCATACTTCGATAACATTTCCGAATACATGCCTATAACTTAGTCTATCAGTAAAATTATCTCTTGATAGTTCAGTAGCTGGCGATGTCCCACGTTTCACCAATGCTCTTAACTTGTCTTCATCTTCTTTTGAAACATCATAAGTGTTAAGAATATCATTGACTGATAACCATTCTCTTGTCATCTTAAAACATGAAGGTTTTGCAAATCTGACATTGTCATAAATAGTAGAAGAATAATCAGGAAGCTTTGTTGTGTCGAAAAGAAAATCATGAGGTTCTATAGCTCTTGCGACTGAACCTTCCCATGCCAAAACTTCCTCCCCATCTTCATTTAATTTCATTCTCTTTTCCCACGTATGAAACAAAATGAACTCGCCCCGATTAACAAATTTTTCGGTGGCTTGCATATAAGAATTAATAGAACCGCCTTTGATTAGTTCTTGCAGATGATATTGTTTCAATTTTTCATTAATATTAGGATTTCCGCAATCTAAATTAAATAATATATCAGGGGACTTGAACAAGCTATTATTATATTCGGCTTTGAGAATATCTCTAGCAATCAATACAAAAGGTAATTTGCCCTCTATCAGTTCATATTGCGCTGTTCCGCTCGCATCGTCTTCAATGGTTTCACCAAAAGAATTAACCACGCCATGAACCCACGAAGTATGCGCCTGAACATAACTATTAGCAGTCCATGTAGGCATTGCATCACGTCTACCCTTGACAACAATTTGTTCTATCTTTGCAAGAACAAGTTCTTTTTGTGTCTTGGTTGATGTTTCGCCTTTTTCGTTCGTTACTTCTTTTGTATCATCTGGATTATAAACTGATTTCTTTCTTGCCATAAAATCCTACTTAATTAAATAATCAAATACGTTATCTCTGGTTGATTTGTCAATAAATGGAATCGGGATACCGTTTACAACGATTAAAAATAATTCCATCGTTTGTGGCTCGCCTGGTTGATTAACCAATACGGATGGCATTTGTTTTTGTATTATTTGACTGTTTTTATTAATAGTGCATATTTTGTTTTTATCAATCCTAACTATTCCATCTTCGACCATCGGACATTCAATCTCTGTCCATCTGCTTTTTGGTTGTCTAAATGATTCACTTTTGTTAATTACGTTGTCTGCCATTAATTACCGCCTTTCTTAATTTTTGTTCTGTTTTTTTGTTTCCAATTCTTGTATTCTTGTTAATAATACCTTGACTATTGTCTTAACGATTTGTGATTCAATTTTAAGACATTTTCCATCTGGATTGATTAATAATAATTCAGTTGCATTTGTTTTCAGTTCGTAGCCTTCGACTGATACATAATTTGTGTTTTTTTCAAGTGTAATCATATTTTCCTTTCTGTCAAATAATCTATAAGCTTATTAAATTTAATTTGCATGTCAAATTCACTATAAAACTCTATTGAACTAAATTTTTCAGGGAGTTTTGGCTTGTCGGATATTTTGTTTTCAGGAATATATTTGTCGTTCAATATTTTAAAATGTATTTTATCTCTCGCTTCTAATTCTTCATTTCTTGCTTTTAGTTCATTATTTTCTTGTTTGAGTGCTTCATTTCTTGCTTTTAGTTCATTATTTTCTTGTTTGAGTGCTTCATTTCTGGCACAATGCATAATTTACCGCCTTTCTTCCTTTGGTTTCAGTTTTTCCCAAAATGGGTCTATGTACTCATACGGTTTTTTGACCGATTCAATTATCTTTTTGGATACAGACCAATAATAATAAGTTAAGTAACTTGCTGCATCAAACGGATGTGCTAAGTATTTAAGTTTAGGATTCTTTTCGATTTGTAATATAGTGGCTTCTTTAAATTTATTACTGCCAGCTATTTTTTTAAGATTTTCGCAATTATATATAAGCCATTGGCATTTTGGGTCGATATAAACCCCGATGTTATTATCTTTATCCCTAATTAACTGATTCCACGCCGCGACCCGCAAATGTCTATCAGGATTAAAAAACGGTACCTCTATCTTAACATCCTTATATCCAAATTCTATAAGATAATTATATATCTGGACATAATCGGGATACTTACTATTAGACCTGTCTTGACGACCAGAACAATCACCGTTAATTATAATCTTTGATTTGTGATTAGGATAACGCTCGCAAAATACCGCTATGTTATTTTCTGTTTCCGAATTTTCGAGAATTATTTCATCGAAAAAATAAACCTCATCATCCGTCTTATGCGCTAATATCCAGCTATTAGGATTTTTGTTGAAATCGCAAGTTATATGTAATGGCTCATCTTGATAATACTTAATCGCTCTGACGTTTGATTCTTGCGAATAAATCCAATTACCATTTTGAAATTTGCAATCATTAACAAATTTTTGAACTACGTTACCAGCTCCGCCATCTCCTGCCTCACAACAATACTCTTGTAACCATGTTAATTCATCAAAACAATCATTTTTGATATTATCTAACCACGCATCCCGCTCTCTGCTTGTTGTTTGCGTCCTGAAAATCTTATCAACTAATCCATCATTGACTGCATCATGTATTGTTGTCCGATGTAATGACCAGTCTTTTTTGCCCGATTTGCAATCCTGGATAAACTTATAAAATAAACTCTCTAATCCTTTATGTGTTGATAATATCCTTAGAGGGAATCCCCACGTTATACAAGGCATTGCAGCTTTCCAGAGCTCCTCTGGGTTTTCTGCATGTGCAAATTCATCTAAAATAATTTTGCCACCCTTGCTACGAAACTGTGTCGGATTGCTGGAAAGTGCATTAATTCTAGTACCGTTCGAAAACTCTATGCAAAAAGCTTTAATATCCCTCTCTTTATCAATTACAATCTCACCCAGACTTTGCGCTCCGCTGTTTAATAATCCTGCATATTTTTCGCAATATAAAATATACTCTCTCGCTGCCGTCATGTCGGCTGATGAAAACCAAACATCGGGGACGTTTTTATCTAAACAGTCTCTAACATCCTCGTACGCCTGGACGTAAGTTGCGCCGATTCGTCTGGACTTTTCCCAAAGCTTTATTTTGCTTTGGTCATTAAGCCAGTTATCTTGATATGGTAAAAAATATTCTGACATTAAGTTTTGTTGCCTTATCGTTAATTATTATTACAAAACTATTGACTTTTATATGCCTCTCTAAGCGATTTATTTTAATGCCCGCTTATGTTTCTATGTCCGATTTTTAGACACACTACTCGAATAATTTATTTTAGTATAATGACGCTATGATTGAGTTTCAGCCTATTATTTAATTAAGATAGTGAGTATGATTGAATTATCGCACAGGGACGCTTGTCTTAATCAATAAGTGCTGTATTATCAGGCAAGTATAATACATCCTGGATAATACTCAATATGTTATCATTTTTTGTGTCCGCTCGGTAGATGATTGTCATTTTTTGAGTCTATGACTGACTTTTGTAAAAACGGGCAAGATTTACATCCCGATTTTTATTATTCAAATCCAAAATCTTTTGCTAATTGTTTACGTTTTTCTGGCGTCAAAGGCATTATTTGTTTTTGGCGATTATCCTCCTCAAATATCCCCAGATGCTTGCCTAACAGCTCACAAGCCTTTAATGCTGACTGTGTTTCGTAACGTTTTTTACCTGTATCCTCATATTGCTTCGTTTTTTCGTTATATTTCATAATCGGCTCGCCCGCAAGGCAGCGATTCTTAATGCTTATAAGGTCTTTCAGAACGTCCTCTGCTTTGATTTTTGATTGCTCTGCTAATTCTTGTTTTTTTTGGTCGATACAAGCTTTTATTACAAGTTTTGACAAGTTTTGGTCTGCGATTCGATTTGCGGTTTTTTTGCTGTACCCTGCGCGAATTGCAGCTTGAGTACCGTTTAAATCGATTAAATATTCGTCGCAAAATCTTTTTTGTTTTGGTGTTAAATTATCCATTGTCTTTATTAATTTGTTATGTTTTTATTATAATTGTTGATTATTTTGGTGTATTATGTGCCATTTTTATTGATGCCTCGCTGATTATTATTTTTAATTTTGTATCGTTTACGGTTTTTTTTGGTAATGCAAAAAGTTTAAAGTCTTTTGTTTGTAAATATTGGTCGGCATCTTTTTTTGTTTTACGTATAAACTCTCTGGTATTATTTTGTTTGTTTGTTTTTATTATCTCAATTATTAATCGGTTGCAATATGGACAATTTATTTTACCAACAAACCAATGATATTTATCATCAGCATGCTCTAAGATTTTGGCTTGGAGCATTTTTTGACAGCAATTAATCTCTTGTAAGATTTTCCAATCGTCCAATTATGACCGCCTTTCCTGTCATCCTCCCATTGAGGGTTTTACTGGACATACATTAAGGTTATTTTTTTGAGTTATTATTAGTATAGCATATATATAATAAGTTTTGTATATATTTATTAGTTTATTTATATTTTTTTAAGTGCTTTTTATTTTGGGGATATTATTGAGTTTCAGAGATTATCTATTTATTAAGTTATGTTAATATTATGAGTTAAAAGGCTAGCAATTTAATTAAATATCGGTTATTATAATTATATAAGTTAATTAAACGCCTGCAAGACAGGCAGAAAGAAGGAAAATTATGTTTGTTAAATTGATGCTATCTAGTAGCAATAATCCTGTCCCTAATCAATTTGCTTTTCAGGAAAATGGAATAACCTATTTTCAAAGTTATGAAACAATTATAGCTAAATGCACTGGTACTGAAACTATTTTGGATGCACAAAAATGGGATTACTCACGTACAACGTTAAAATATTTATGTCAATTTCTCGGCGTTAAGTCTAAAAAAGAAATTGAACGAAATATTAAAAATCATAATTTTAAATTAGAAGATTTAAATACTTAAAGCCCATGACACAAAAAGAAATAAATGATGCTGTAAAACTTAATCAATACATAATTACTCATAGTAATTATATAAGTTAATTAAACGCCTGCAAGGGCAGAAAGAAGGTAAATTATGTTAACAAAGTTAGAAAATGCTTTACACAATTTTAAGAACAGACATAATTTATTTCAGGGTGAAAGCCCGAATACTAAAGAAAGAAATCTCTATAGGCAACATTCTAAAATGTATAAAAATATAAAAGAAGAGGGGTGTATCGGCGGTGAAAGCTTTGTTACAAAGGAAGGAATAGAAAAAAGCATAGAAATTTTAAATAATAACTAAGCCTTTCCCCAGCTTCCGATTACTGGAAGCTGCGATAAGGGTTTATCTTTGAGCAGTTAGCTAAACGCCTGCAAGACAGGCAGAAAGAAGGAATTATGACACTTTGTAAAACAATTAAAGAATCTACTTATCAAAATTTTTATTTAAATTCCGATAATGTTATTTATGGGATAGTTTCACCAAAAGAAATTTGGAAAATTTCAGACCCTCAAGAATTATTAGAATATATGGAAAATCAGTTAAACGGTGAATTAGAATGCGGCAATTATTGTTATAATAAAGAACACATGACCTATAAACAACAAAAACAAGATAAAATGATAAAAAGATTAATTAATACAATTAAAAAACAAAGTGTAGGATAAATAAGCTTTTCCCCAACTCTCCATTGTGAGAGCTGTGATAAGGGTTTATCTTTGATTATTAGTTACAGGCAGAAATGAGGTAAATTATGAAAACTTACAAGGAAATAATAGGAGGTTTATATGGGAATTAATATAAAATTAAACACTTTAAGTGAAAATTTAATAAATCATAACCTGTTACACTATAAAATTAACGAAAAGGGAAAATTCTTAGATTGGTTTAATTATGATTATAGTAACATTTCAGAAATCTGAAATACTAGCAACTTTGCTTTATCAAGACGATTTAATGATGGAATTTGAAAAACTTTGGCAAGAGGTAATATAAAATGTGGATAGATGCAGATTTTGAAAAAACTGAATATTTTAAAAATAATGAAAAAAGAGCATATGTATTTTTTTTGAAAAATGCAGCGTTTAACTATAGAGCTTTTTATCTCGGAAATGGATATTTTCCAGATAAGGTAGGAAAATATAAAACAATGAATGCGGCAAAAAATGCTGTTGAAAGGTTTGTAGAAAATTGGGATAAAAAAAATATCAGAATAACAGGGATTATTAATGTTAGTGATTTATTAAAGGCAAAAAATCATGACAGATAAAAAAACAGGGCGACCAGTGGGTTATCGCAAACCATCGGAATTAAAATCAAAAAGAACTTTTATGTTTACTCAAAAAATCACACTGGAAGAAAGAGAATTACTTAAAAGCTATTTAAACAATTTAAGGAAGGCGGAATAAGAAAATTGCTGTATAAATTAGGTATTAAAGTAACATATACAATATGAGGATTTTAAATATTATGTTTTT